CCGTTGCAAGTAAAACTTGTTAAACCTACTGAGCAAAGCCATTCGGTCTTTGCGATCAGCCATTACTCTGAGATTTCAGATTTTGCTTCTTGAATTTTCTCTGTAAGTTTATCTTCTACAAACTTATAGACACGACTAAAAGCCTCATCTACATTTTCGCCTTCACGCTTTGAATCTACAATACCCAAATCAAGGCGTAGTGACTGAAAATTTCCTAGATTAAGTGTATATCCAAGTGTTACAGATACCTTTGTATTATCGTTTTCCATTATCCACCCATTCAATAATTAAATAGATTCACTCCACACTGGAATAAATCGCCCATCTTCTGTCTTTGTATATGTAAGTATACCGTCTCCCATTCGCCTTGTCAACTCTTGGCTTGTAGGAGTCATGTTGTTTGTTATTAATTTGTCTTTTCTTGGTTGTCCAATATGTATAGTTGCCAGTATAGCACAAATCTCTTTAACCTGGTCTTCTGAGTAATATGCTCTTATTTGAAAACCTGTTTTACCATCAATGCTTGATCCAACTGGTGGAGGAATGACTCCTCGTTTTATTAATCTTGGCATATATTTTCTATGACGATTAACTAACTTAGCAGTCTCAGCAATTGTGTATGCTCTTTTTCTATTTCTTCTAAAGTCAGAACGTAAGCAAGTCTCTAATCTATCTTTGTTAATATTATAAACAGTTACCATTCCTGTTGATCTAGAACTGTGATGAAGTCTTACTAAGTCTCCATTAAGGAACCATATCTTTTTACCGCCAGAAATTACAGGTTCGCTATTATATGCTTCGCTCTGAATTTTTCCTTTTGCAGTAACCATTTCCCCTCCACGGACTCACTAGGTGGATGATAAAACTTTCGGTTTCCACATTTTACACAATATGTTTCTAGGTGATCTATGTTTGAATGTATTCTGTCAACAAACATTTTTCCTTCACATCTTTTGCAAGTCATGCTAGTTGGGAACTCCAATAGCAATAATATTTACACCTACAGATGCCGTTCCAGATGTTCCGTATTTTACAATAAAACTTACATCTGATGCAGATATTTTTGATATTACTACTGATGTATTTGTTCCTGCACTTGTTCCACTTGTATTAACAACAGATGCCGTAACAATTGGAGGAAATTTAAAATTAGAATATGGAACTGAATATTCTTTTTCTTGACCTGCTGTTACAGTTTCTGCATCTGCAATTCTTTTAAATTTTGCAACAAACTTAGTTTCTGAAGTTTTTAAACTCTTTTTATCTGCACCTACAACATCAACATCTGTGTAATTGTATGTTGCATCAGAAATTGAGGTGGATAAATCATTAACAGCCTCAACTAACTGATAGATATAAGTTACATCAAGAGGTTGACCTCTTTCTGGTAGTGGTACTTTTGCCATGTGTTTCCTCCTATTAAATTATACCAAAGACTCTGTTCCAGAGTCAAAGATATTAAGCGCTGCTTTAATTACTTTTTTAGATGATACTAGTTGAACCTTTACTCGTACGGTTGTTGAACCTTCATTTAAAAATGAATATGAGTGAACTGCTGATGTACCGTGCCAATAAAAGGGATCTCCATCAAAACTAACAAATATGTCATATGCTGGGTGTAGGTTTTCATCTCCCCAAACTGCTGTAATTATTGTCTGAGTTATTGAAAGTGCTCCAGAGGTTCCAGCAACTGAGATTCCATCTGCATTATAAACAGGAGACCAATGCGATGTTCTGTTTTTATCTTCGGAAATAATTCTATACCTAAGATTATATGCAAGAGTTTCGTTATCTATTGGAGGCAAAGATGATTTAGGTATTCTAACTTTTTTTATATTTGCATCAGGCATTATGTTACACCTATAGAAAATCTAAACTCAATATAGTTGTTTGTATTTGGAGATTTAATAATTGTTGTCTCATCTGAATTTTTAATTACAGAATATCCCGTTAGTCCATATAAAGGATTTACCGTTGAAATATTTTCTAATCTCATGGCATCTAATGCAATATAATAATCAGATGATGGTAGAGGTCCGCCACTTACTCCAGTATCAAGAACGCATGCGTAAATTTTAACAACGGTTACTGCGTCCCAAGTAAAATCTTGACTAGTGTAAAGTTCTTGGAGTTGTTTTGAAACTACAAAATATCTATTTGTTGCAAAGTCATATCCATCTACACCATCTTCAATATCAACTTCAAACCTTGCATAAGTTGTTGGGGACGAACTATCTGTTGCTGCAAAATCTACTAGGATTCTAATAGTATCTGGAAGTGAAACAGAGTCTCCATCTTTATTTACTAAAGAAAATGCAAGACGTAGTTCATCTGTTGGCGAGTTTTCTGTGAAGTCAACGTTTGGTCCTGTTAAATGTATATGGTTTGATCCATCTTCAACAACTATATGATCGACTCCTCCAGATCCACCGCCATCTAGTGTTAAGTCTGAATCGTCTCCTGGAATTAAAATTGTATTATTTAAAAATCTTGCTCTTTCATATCTTTCAAGACGATTTGTTTTATAAAAAATTGCGTTATCTGCATTTGTTTGAAAAACACTATCTTGTGCTATAACGTTGTCATCTAGAGGATCGTCAAGAGGTGATGCAATTGTTTCTATAGCCAATGCAGCACTTGCAGTATGATAGACCCAAGACTCACCTTGAGCAAAAGAAAAAACTGTTTTACTATCGTATGCTCCAGCAGAAGGGTTTGATCCTGCAGAGTATAGGCCTACCTCTGTAATCTCATACCTTTCTTCTGTTGGCAGTTCTGCTGTTAATACTATCTTATCAATACCGTTTTCGTTTACGAAACCTCTAGAAGAGATAGGAACTCTAAACATCTCAAAATCTAAATTTTCTTTTGTTGCAAAATTATCTGCTACGTCTTCAGTTTGTAGGGGCTTTGGACCACAACCAACAGCAAGATACGACGCATAGGCTGGTGCTTGACCAAGCATATACTTTCCAATAATACTCTTACCTTTATTAGTTATCATGATACAGTTTCTCCAAAGTTCACCTCATATATTGTACCATTTATAGAAATTTCAGATTCTACTTGTTCATCATTATTCATATTAACAGTTTCAATTATTAGGTCCCCCGTCTCTTCTTCAATATACACGTTTACTCCATTTTCTCCGCTACCTTCTTGTGGTACCTTTTCATCAAATTTTATAGCAAAATTAGCAAAATACTTATCTGAGGTTTTTTGTAAAGAAAAAAGATTGTTTGGATTATAGGTTTGTTGAATTAGTCCTAGATTTTTAATTGGAGAATAGGAAACTCTTTGTCCGTTAATAATGTCATTTCTGGATATACTTAACAACTCATGGCCACCAATATCTTCAAAAACAAGATCAATCATTATTTCTGGTGATATAGCATCATCATTAAATAACACTGTATCAATTGGTGCTGTTTTTGCTGGAGGTCGTGGTGGTGTTGGAGTAGACACAGGCAAAAGAGAAGATGTAAGTGGAATTGGATCTACATCTGGCTGATTAGTTTTTGTTTGTGTTGAAGTAGATGACTGAACAATCTGTGACTCTTGTGCTGCTAACTTTGCATCCCTTGCTGTTGTATCTGCCTTTACTCCTGGAGCAATCATTCCTGGTCCGAAGCCGATGTCCCAACCTGCTGCTGCGAATTCTTTTCCAGTAATGGTATTTGCAACTTCAGACGCACTTAACCTTCTTCCAGTTGCATCAAAAAATGATCTCTTTGATCCTGTTGCATTGCTATCATAAAAGGGGGTCCCCTTCATTGCTATGTCATTTGTTTTTCCTTGAAGTTGTACTCTTTCTCCACTAGAACCAATCATTTCTGCAGAATAAAGTCCAGCGTCTTTGTAGCCACCAGTTAAAACTGCTTTACCAGCATTTTTTGCTAGAAAAGAAGATTGTGCATCATAGAGTGAAGCATTAAGTTTATCATCTGCCTGATATGTTTGCAAACTTGGAATAAAAGTTCCACCAGATCCAAAACCACCAGCACCTAACCCATATTCTTGTATTATTTCACTTTGTCTTTTATTAATTTGGTCTAATATGTCTTTATTGTTTGGTGTTATAGATAACTGCTCCTGTAGCAGGGCTAACTTTTTGTCAGGTTTTGCTGCTACTTCTAAATTACCACCAGTATCAAATGCAGCGTATGTTTTATTTCCAGTTACATCAAAAATATCTGCCATTTTATACCTCACTCAAATATAGTGTCATTGACGGACCTTCTAAAGATCTTGAATACTCAATATTATAAATAACAAATCTAGATAAAGAACTTGTAACTAAGTCTAAACCACTAGAATCTTTATAGTCAACCGTTACTATGTCTCCAAGTTGCAATGTTGGTATGCTAAAAATATTAATACCAATAGATTTTTTAGGTACCATCACTTTGTTAATAATCCAGTTTATCATTGCTTCTGCATCATCCTGTGTTTGTATGTATGTGCTATCAATACTAAATTCATTTTTTCCATAGGTAAGTCTACTTAACTTAATTTCGTCATACCGTGCCTTTTCAACTAATGGCGATAGAGTTAGTGTACTGCCCAATAACTCTGGATCAGAAAGATTACTTCTTTTCTTAAAAAACTCATCTACAGTTAATTCATGTGTTGTGTCTTGAGTAAAAGTAATTCCTTGGATTCTTAAAAAATTTCCTGTTGTTTCATCTAGGTTTAAGGCTTTATCTGTTGAATTAAATATTAAAAACTCTGCACCATATGAGTCTGCATAAAAACCTGAAGTTGTATATCCTTTTATGTTATTAAAGGTTGGTGATAATTTTGCATAAAGTGCAGGGTATGCACGATCATACTTAATATCAAAATAAGCACATTCACGCATAATAGAACCAAATTCTTCAAAATACATATTATATTTTGGTGGCTGCTGAGAACTTATTCCAGAAAGATAGGTTGACTGAACAATACCGCTCATTGCATACTTTCTAAAAGACTCTGTTACGTCAATAGACTTGTCTCCAAAAACTTGACCAACTGTTTCGTTAACTGTAAAAACTGTGTTTTGGCTGTAATTTTCTGATAAAGCATAAATATTTTCAAACATACATTTAGATGATCCACGCACAAATAAAGCCATATTGTTGTAAGTTGGAAGTGGGTCTGGATCATCAACAACCTTAATTAATTGATTGTTTATGTAAAGATAGAATCTTCTAGTTTTACCAATGTCTAGATATTCAACTGATAGGTCGTATACCGTTGAGTTTTCTTCACCCGACATTCTTTGTTGTCCTGTAAATCTTCCATCATCAACTAAAATTTTTGCAAGACCTCCCCAAAGTTTTACTGGAATAGCATCATTGTTTGAAGAATCTTTTTTGATTTTATAAAATACAACGTTATTAATTGATATTTCTGACTTATTATTTTTATCAAGTCTTAAGTATGAATTAATGTTGTCTTCCGTTAATGCAATAATTTCAAAATAATATCCATTGTTGGTCTCTGGATTTAATAAAACAGCAAGACCTCCAGAGCCACCACCAATACTAACGTTACCGCTTGGATTATCTGGGCTAGAATTATAATAAGTTGTACTGCCTATTGGAGTTTGAGTTCTTGAAACATTGTTTTCAATCTTTCCAACAATTCTCATTCTTGTACCAAAATGCTTATAAGCATTGTCTAACTGTTTGTAAACATAAGAAGTAAAGTTTAGTGGCTTTTCAGTTGTTTTAAATGATGGCCCACTAAAAACTAAAGCAGACGATTGTATTGTTCCAGATTGGGTTGAAGGCAAACTGTTAACATCTGTTTCTGTTAAATAACTGGTTGACATAAAGTTTTTAATTATACTATTTCTTGTTGATTGTCTTGCAACTGGGTTGTTAATTCCAGCAGTTCCTACTACTGTTGCAGGCAAAGAAACATCCTCGTCTAGTTGAGTAGTAAACAATAGTTGAGATTGCATTTCTAGTCCACGAACATAATCATTATTTGACCAATAATTATTTATGCCAGCAAAATGAGGAACTATTGGTGTTCCAAATTGTCCACGTCCATGATCTACAACTGGTCCATTTTGAAGTCGTGTTATACCATCAACAGTCTCGTAATACGGTGTTGAGTAAATTCTAATTATTCCCGTTGGATAGATTTTTCCATTAAAAGGAAGAGAGGCAAAATATTTTTGATATTCTTGGTTGCTGCTAATAAAAACATTACCTATACCAGTAATAGAAAATTCTGCAGCGTCATATCGTATAACCTCTCCATTTGAATACAGGTATCCGTTATACCTTGTAAGCCAGTAAATGTTTTCACCAAGATCCATTAAGTTATTAGTAACTACATTGCCTACAACAATAGGAGCAGTGCCTACTAGGTCTGAGTTTAATGGCATTGCTCCTAATACATAGTTTCCCTGCTTTGATGCTTGCTCATTAATAGTTTTTGTTGATTCTGTACCAGCAACTTCCCACAACAAAGAAGGTTTATAAATCCAACTTTTTTCTTTATCTACCATAGATGATTGTCTTATAGATCCATAAGATCTTTGAATATATCTAGCAGTATAGTTAATTTTTCCGTCATTGTAGATTTTTTTGTCTTGAGACGCAATAGAAATAATATTAGGCAATTTTCCAGAAGTAGAGTTTTCTATGATTCCAGTATCTGATTGGTTGTTTGATCCAGAAATAACAAAATCAACTGGTCTTTGTGTAGCAGTTGGCATAAGATAGTCTTTGCTCATGATAACAAGGTTATTATATTCATCAAAGAACATTGCTGTCTGTGTTGATATTGCTAACTGATTTAAAACTTCTGCTACGTTTTGATCTGGTGCAATAAAGAAAAATGGAATTATTGGATCATTTTCTCCTTCAACACGCTTAAAAACATAATTGCTAAATCCAATATAATCTAGTAGTAGTGATATACCATAACTTAAAGATGTTTGAGTTGTTAAAAGTCTTGGTGCTGGCATTGATTCTAAAAAGAAAAAGAAATCTCTTAACTCTAAAGAAAGTGTTGCAGCAGTTACATTTGCTTGAGGCATTCCTTCTGAATAAAGTGTTTTAATAGGAACCGAATATTCATCACCAGCAACATCAAAAATTGATTCATAAAAACTAAACTTAATATTTTTTCTTATATATTTATGTATTATACTAGAAGTATTATTTTCGTTAAAGGCTTGATCGTCATCAAATAAAGATAAGTTTCCAGTTGACGCTAATAATTGTCCTACAGGAAGAGAAGTAACTCCAATATCAGAAAGGATCTTTTTTATTTGAAAATCAATTACCTTATCTGAAATATTAACAACTAATCTAGGAGACATTTCAATTAAATCAAAAGTACAATCAAACTTATTCATTGTTTCTGCAACAACTCTAATGCCACGAATATAAGAAAAATCTCTGTATGTTGTTGAGTTGTTTGCATCATTAGTAAAAAAATCTGGATTGGTCAGGTCAGTTATCAACTTTGTATTTTTATTTAATATTCCTGATCCCAATTCCCATCCATACTCTGGAACAAATGTGTCATACTCTTGATTTATTCCATTCCAAACATAATATTCTCCACGTTCATTATTATTTTCAATAATAAGGTATGCATATCCATCAAAAGATTTATCTGGCAATAAAGTAGCAGAGGATAACCTTTCTGCAAAAACAAACCTAGAGGCATACTCTGATGGTATTTTTAGCCCATACTCTAACTCAACATAGCCATCTTCTGGAATAATTGGCAAAGAATCTTCTCTTACAGAATTTTCATTAAAGGTATATGCATCTATCCAGTTATCGTTATCTAGATATTGAATCTTCCATCTAACTGGAGTTGTTTTATTTGCAGTGCCAAAAAGTGGATCGCTTATACTTTCAGACTGAGTTGTAAATGGACCAAGGTCTGCAGTTCCAACATTTGTTTGCATTTTTACAACAATTCTATTTGCTGGGACATTTTCTTTGTATACCACAAAAGGAACTGCATCATCTATATAATTAAGACCATTAGATATATTTTTTGCAACGCCACGCTCAATGTTATTTTCTGTTCTATATGATGACCAATACTTAAACTCATCATATCTTGATGGCATGTAATATCTTGGTCTTTCTGCTAACCTTGCTCCAGAGTTTGCAAGATACCTGTTATTGAAATATGAGGCTTTATTAATTCCAGAACGTGGCCTAAAAGGTTTAATGCAGTCCTCTAAAGAATAAATCATTTTTATTTTTTCTTTAACTGATCTAAATAGTTGCGGGACTCCTAAATTATCAAATCCACCATCTACAACTATATCTGCATCTGTAGCACCTGTATAGTAATTTCCAACATCTAGTTGATCAAAAGTTATAGGAAGCGTTCTATATTGAACCTCTGAATCTGTAGGTCTGTATCTATAGTTTCCAAGTTTAAATATATTATCTGGCAAGTTCATATTCCACTCAGCCAAGACCAAAGACTTAAGACTTATTGTTGAAGAAGTTTCTAGGTGTGTTTTTAATACTTCACTTACAAACATTTAGACCTCTTCCAGTGTTACCGAAATATTCCAAAGGTCATGATTATTTCCACCACGCTTTACAACTGAATAAGAAAAATCTGCAATGTAAACCTGTATAATTTGATTATATTGTGCAAGGTGTCCAAAGGCTGCATTATCTTCACCAAAATTAGAATATTTGTCATATGCCATATACATCCAAAATGGACCTGTGTGAGTTTCATACCAGTTAAGAAGTTCTACACCTCCAGCACCACCATCTGATGTAAATTCTCCAGTTGCATTTTTATAAGGAGATTCTCCATCCTCATCAAACCCTGCATTTTGGTAATAGCCTCTTGATGGTAAGTTATTCCAGGATACAGACATTGTTAATTTGTCTGCGATATGGTATGACCTCATACGACCATTAACAGTTCTTTGTCTTTGTTCTATTCTAGTTGGGATAAAACTTAATTCCCCCCTATTATGGTCAGAAAGAATAATAAATTGATTAACTAAGTCTGTATCAGTAGACTCGTCATAATTTCCTTGAAGTTCATAGCCAGTTGGCACATATACCCCATTAACGAGTGTGCCAGGGTTTTCAGACCATAAGAGAGCCTGGGGGCGCTGATACCTACGTCTACCTGTTAAATACGCTTCTGTAGCCATTTAGCCCCTTTGATTCCTTATTCTCTGTGCATCAACATTTTTAATTTCTGTCATAACTGCCCTTGCAATATCGTTAGCACTTGAGTTAGATCCATTAACATTGATGCCTACACTATAATTATACACTGCCGTTGAGTTATTGTTTACATTTGCCGAACTCATATTTGTCATAGGCATAACTGAAACACTTGACATTTTTGGATAAGACTGTGTTACAAAATTAGTAGATATGGGGCTACCATAAGACTGTGCAACTAGATTAGAAGATATATTTCCACCAGTTCTTCCAGTTAATCCATTGCCTCTAGAACCAAGCATCGATGGATATTTAGATCCATTCATTGCTGCAAGCATTGGACCAAAGGCTTTAGTTGCTGACTTATTCATTACAAACTCTCCAGGGGTTAGCATTGCTGGAACGGTATCAGATCCTATTGCTTTTCCTCCATTTGCCATATACCCTGGAACTATCCCACCATAATTCATTGGCATTATCTTACCGCCATAGGCTCTAGCCTGCACTCCTCTAGTTGCATATCCCGCTGCTTGTGCAGCAAACTGTTTCTTTTGTATCTCGACTGCTGCAATTCTTGCTGCCTCTGCTTTTTGTGCTGCTATATAATCTTTAGATGCTTGGTCTCCCTTTTTTGCTGCTGCTGCAATTGCAGCCTGCGTGTCTGCTACTGCCTTTGCTAGTGCTGCTCTAGTTGCTGCTGCTTCTGCATCTGCCTTTGCTTGTGCTGCAATGCTGGCTGTTAATTTGTCTTCTGCTGCTTTTGTTGCTGCATCTGTTGCAGTGGTTGCTGCATCGGCTGCAGCAGTTGCTGCTGCAACTTGTGCAGGCGTTAATGGTGTTACGGCTGGTGGAATAAATGCACTTGTTGGTGAATACTTTGCATTATTAATTTGTGAAAGTGCAGCAGCGATTGAGTCAACAATTTCCTTCATTGTTTTAAGTGGACCATTATTAATCTCAGTTAACTTATTCTTATATGCATCAAGTGCAATTTGAATCTTTTCCCATCCCAATTTTTCTTTTTCAATTGCAACAAGTTTTGCATCAAGAATTGCTTGATTTTTATCAAGTTCTTTTTGAAGTCCATCAAGAATACCTTGGGCTGATCTAAGTTGATTATTTTTTAATCCATCAATAACTTGTTCAATATTTCTAATTTCTAGAAGTTTAACTTCTCTTAATTCTGTTATGTTATAAATTCTATCTTCTATTGCAAGAATTGCTTCTTGAGCAATTTTTCTTTGCTGTTCAAGTTCAAATGTCTGTTGACCAATTCTAAACTGTTCTGCTTCAATCTGTACTCTTGTCATACCGCTTGAAGAAACTAATGAATCAATTTCAGATTTTCTTGCTGCTGCAAGGAATTCTCCAGATGTACGATTTGCTGCGTCCGCTGCAGTTGAACGCATTTCATTTGCCATCTGCGCTGCTGCAGAAATGTCACCTTGAGATAGTGCATCAGCAAGAGATATGCGACTTTTTTCTTGGTTGGCAATATCTTGATTAAGTTCAGATATTTTTTGTAATGCTTTTTCTTGAGCATCATACTTTTCATTAATTGATTCTGCAGCCTTGTCAATTAATGTTAAGTCATTTGATAATATATTTGATCTATCAGAAAGTGCCTGTATTGGTCTATCAAAGTTAATCTCTATGCTTCTTTGAGCATCATTAATATTTTCTTGAAGATCGTCTAATAAGTTTTGTCCAATATTAGGATCATACTTTAAAGTAAAGTTAATATCATCAATCTTATTTTGCTGACTTTCAATATCATTGTTTACTTGTTGAACTGCATCTTCAGCCAACTTTATCTTGGCTTTTAATTCAAAGTTATCTAAATCAAACTGATTCTGTAGTGCTTTAGCCTGTAGATCAAGTGCAGAGACATTAGCATCAATCGCATCTTGTGTTTTTTGTTCAAAAGTTTTTGTTTGTTTTGCAATTAACTCAAGAAGATCAGAATACTCTTTGGTCTTATTTATTAAATCACCAAACTTATCTTTAGTATTTACAGTTGCATCGGCTGAAGCAATTGCAAAAGCATTATTCTTGTCCTTTAATATTTCAAGAATAACTTCATGCTTTACTCCAGCAGCAGTAAGCCTCTTAAATGCCTCAACCTGCATCTTTGTCTCTGAAATATTATCACTAAGTTTAGTCATACTTAGTTGATAATTAAGATTAATAGTTTTTTCTATTTCTTTGTTTAACTCTGCTTGTTCTTCCTTAGTGGCTTTTAGTCCTCCTTGTGCAGCAATCTTTGCAGTTAGAGTTGCGTTCTGTAATATCTTTTGAATTTCAAGTGAGTTATATCCTTCTTTTGTTAAAAGTTGATGCGCTGTAACTTGGTTTTCAATTTCTTTACTTGCATCCTTTACATCTTGGATGTATCCAGCAATTGTTGCTTTACGGAATCCTTCGTTAATGGTAATAAAGTCTTCTTTAAGGCCAGAAATTCTTCCATTTTCCTTAATATCAAATAAAGTTTTTGACCATAGTACGAATTGTTCAGCATCTAAACCTCTAATAATCTCCATGAAGTCTTTGTCAATAGATATTCCAGCATCTTTTGCTGCTGCCTCTATTTGCTTTATTGCTCCACGCTGATCATCAAGTCCTGGATTTATTGATTCCTTGCCACCATCCTTAAGGAATTTTCTTAAAGATTCTAATGGCTTAAGGGCATTGAATCCACCCTCTTTAACTAACTTAAGTCTTTGAGCAAGATCGTTTAAGAATGAATCATCTCTTGTTGGACCATCAACCTTTGGCGTTGTAGCGCCAGGAACAACTGCTCCACTAACAGGGGCTGTTGGGAAAAGTTCTTCTCTTATTTTATTTAGTGCTTCTGTTTTTGCTTTTTCTATATTTGTTGCATTCTTTTTAAATTCTGCAAGGGCTTTTGCTTTTTCCTTTGGATCTATCTTTGTAGTTGATAGTCTTTCACCAGTTCTACTTCTTCCAGCCGTTGCACGGAATTTAGGATTTTTTTCTAAGAAGTCTGCTTCTAGTTCTCTGTCTAATATTTTATCAAAACTATCGCTATACTCAATAGAACCAATAGTTAAAATTGCTTGAAGTTGAACATTCTTATCAAGTTTGCTTATCTCGCTCCACTGCTTGATTGCAGAATCTAGAGTAAGATTTTTACCAACTCCACCTGCTTCTTCTTGCATCTTAACAAGAGTCTTAAGTGTAACTTGTCCATTAGGAAATTGCTTTTTAAGTGCTTCAATTTCTTTTCCTCGTGCTTTAATTCTTGGCAGATCACTTTTTTCTGTTTCAATTTCTAACTTAATTCCAATATAATCTGGAATTTTTCCAAGTTCTTCTATTGAACTAAATGTTGCATCTGCATCTGCTTTGTTTAGGTTTCTAACAGCAAGAACAAGATTTTTTTGATTGTCTTCATCTGGAAGCATTGTGAGAATTGTAGATAATCTTTGAACGCCTTCTGTTCCTTGAACTGAAACAAGTGCATTTAGATTTTTCTTTATGTCTCCGCCAGCCTTAGTTAAAGTGCTAACCAATACAGATGCCTCGCCAGGAGTTAAAACATCTGAAGTAACCAAGGTTGAAATCTCAAGTGTTACCTTGTCATCACCAATTTGATCAAGTTGTGATTGAAGTGCTGAAGCCTGTGCCTTAAGTGGTGCATTATCTTTAAACTTATCTTGCATTCCAACTGCAAATGCTTCCATATATTTATCACGAACTTGTCCACGGCCAGAACCACCAAAGAAATTAATTTTTTCAAGAAGGTCTGCACCTGAAACTTGATCATAGTTTGAAGAAACATCTGCAAGCATCTTTGCTTGTTTTTGTCTTAATGTTTGCAAACCAGACTGTTTTTTAGATTCTAGTCCAGCAATCTCTAAGTCAACTGCTGCTCGTTCTTTGTCTGTCTTTAAAGTCTTTTTCTTTAACTCAAGATTTGCAATTGATGTATCAAAGATTGAGGTTAGTGCATCTATGCTTCCTTGTGAAGCAGTTATGTTCTGTGAAACAAGCCCTTGAACTACACCTGCTGCTTTTGCTATTACTGCTTTTTCTTTACCCTTTTGCCAGTTTCTAATTGCTAGATCAATACCGCCAGTAATAACTGCTGTAATTGCTGCACCAACTGCGCCAAAGGGTGCTCCAACTACAGATGCCGATGCTGCTCCACTAGCAACAAGTCCTGCAGTTCGTGCTACTCTTACTCCTGATGCTACTCTGCCTAGAACTCCTGCACCCTTAGCGCCAGCCATTGCCATTTCTTGTGCAATTAAACCTCTTCCAGCAACCATGCTTGCTGCTTGGCTTCCTGCTCTTGCTCCAAGTGCAAGACCACCAACTGTTCCTCCTGCTATTTGTAAACCTTCTCCTACAGTATTAATACCCTTTTGTTGTCTTGCAACTTTATTAAGGTTTTCAATTGCAGCCTGTGCGACCTTTTCTCCAGTGGTAACTAATTCAAGTTGTACCTGTAGTGGATTATCTAAAACATTTTTTCCGTTAGGACCAAGAAGTTGTATAAGTCGTCCTCTTACATTAACTTCAAGTCTTGCATCTTTTAAGTCTCTTGTAAGTGCAATGGCTATTGATTGTGCTTGCTCTGAATTTAAAACTCCTTGAGATACTGCAGTTCCTAGTTGATTAACTAGTGAGTTAACTGCTGCTCCTTCGCCTAAATCTACTATTGCGCTACTAAATGATTTTTTAAGGTTTTTACCAAATTCGCTACTAGATATAATGTTAGATCCAAAGTCCATGCTTACTGGAGAAAGATCAGTATTTCTTCCTGCTCTTTTTGCTGCAGCGGTTTGAGTTATAGAAACCCTATTAGTAATATTTCCAAGTTCTTCAAGATTCTTAGTGGTCATGCTCATTGCTTCTGCTTGCTTTTGTCCTTCAATCATATTCTTTTTGATTGTTGCTGCTTGCATTTTAAATATAATAGTAAGACCAACTGCTGTTGCTCCAAGTAATTTAAGTGGGCTATTAAGCATTGGCAAAACCATAGTTAGCATAGACAACATCATTATCGCATCCATACTCTTTGCAATACCGCTATCTGGATTTTTTGTAGCATATGCTTGAGCAGCCATTGGAACTGCCATACCAAGCATCTGCATAGGCATCATCTTTTGTGTAAAGTTCATTCTATTCATTTGACGTGCATTGGTGCGCTCTGCAGCAGTTGCTGCTCTTGTTGTTCCGTCTTCATTTGTAACTGTTTGAGATACGTTTCCGTACCCTGATAAAAATCCACGGAATCCACGAGTCTTATCTTTTCCTAATGACTCAGTTGTTTTATCTGCTGTTTGTCCAAGATCTGCAACCTTTGGTGCTGCTTTTCTTAACTTTGATGCAAAGTTGTCAATTCTATCCCCAAGTTTTTTAACTCTTGGATTGTCAAAGATTTTATCAATTGCTCTTTCAACTCTATCTGGAGACATCCTTCTATTAGGAGGAGTTGATGGTGGTGCGCTGGGATCACGACCATCTGGTGCTCCTGCATATTTTCCACCTTCTCTTAGTGATGCTGGAGTTCCAAATCCCCCAACATTTGATTCTGCATACCCTGGAACATTGTCAGCAATCATTGAACGAATAAGTGGCATATACTTTTCAGATTGTTTTGCAGGAATTACGGCCTCACCTGGTGAAAGCATTGCAGGCTGAATATCTCCAGCACCCTTTGGACCAGGTACTGAAACAATTCCATTTGCGTATGCTGGAATATCACCAACAGCAGCATTGTAAATCTTCTTCCAGTCTGCCTTTTTAGCATCTTCTAAACGAGCAACTACAGCATCGTAAAGTTCTCTTTCTCTTGGGTTTAACTTAAATGTATCAATTGTTGCTTTATATCTAGGAATAGATTCTTCAATTTCTTTAAGCATTGCGTTTTTAAATTTTGTAAAACCCATTTCTGCAGCAATTCCTTGAACAGATCTTGAAAAGTCTTTTGATGCTCCACCCTTTACTGCTCCAAAGTTTATTAAAAGTTGCTCTTCTACTGACTTCATCTCATCTGCATATTTAACTCTATTTGATGCAGTTGAAAATACTCCAGCATTACCCATATCTACTACATCGTTACCGCTAACGTTGTCTGTTTTAAGATCCTTGTCTCCACGAAGACCAGAGGCTAATGTTTGTTTAATAAATTGTTTTGGTGTAAACTCTCCAGTTGGATTAGCAAATCTTGGGTCATAGTCTGATTCAATAACAAGGACTTTTCTTTGTTTACTTAAGTCTGTTGGATCTGCAATAACCTTAATTGACTGATTTGATGGAGTACCAAGATCGCTGCCCTTTCTCATTAAAGCAGACATTCGCATTTCTGCTAGAGCGGCCTCTTCACTTTCTACAGCCTTGTAAACTACAGTTCTACCATTTGGTAATTGATAAACTCCATTGACCGCTCTTGAAATTGAGCCAACGCTAAATCCACCAAGTTTTTGTATTTTTGTTCCAGTGTCTGTAACAGGAAGGTTTTTAAATCTACTTTCCTTAATTTGTGCATCTATTTTTTCTGCCATTGCACGTTGTGCTTGTACCTTTTTAAATGGAATTGGCATTCCAAGAGAAACGACTCCACCAGCCAACTTTACTGGATTAACCTTCATCATTGCATTGTCTATAAATCTAAAGTCATCGTAATATGAAGGTTGGCGATTTAATCTATATTCAAGTACAGTTTGAAGAGCCTTTTTATCATTTGGAAGGTTTTCAAATGGAGTCATTTTTAGATTGTCAAGAAGTTCTCTTGCTTGTGCAGCATTTACTGGATGCCCACCCTTAACTTTTCCAAACTTAGTTCCTCTTAGTGCAGAGTTAAACCATGCCCAGTCTCTTGCAATTTTACTTGGTGCCCAATCTTCAGGTGTGCGATTCTGAGATCTAACTTCTCTAATGTGACTTGGGGTTAGTTTCTTAGCATCAAAACCCTTTAAAGACTGTACAACATCTGGACCTAATACTCTTTCAAGATAAACCTTTTCTTCATTTTGTAAATAATTTTGTAGTTTTGCAAGATGAGGATTTTTTGATTTAACTAATGCTTTAAATCTCTTATCTGCGATATCTTGATTTTGATTACTCTTTCTTTGTGCACCTGCTTTTGGAAGACGAGTATATATGTCTCCTGGTTTAATAATTTCTGATTGTTCACGTAGTGAAGGCTTTTTACCTCCACTTAGTGGTCTTGTAATTGCTTTAATTAGTGCTTGTTCTGTATTATCTTTTCTTACATTTTTATTTCCACTTCCATGGATTGGTGATTTCATCCATGCTTCGTTTTCTTGAAGTTTAACTTTAAATGTACTAATATCTTTTAATGGAATTAAGAAAGATGTGTCACCAGCAAAAATACGAACCTTGTCTCCTTCTTGAGCATACCTGATTCCAGGAAGTGAAGAAGAGATTGGCCTTGCTCCAATTGGAATAACTGGAGCCATGGGTCCAACAGGACCTCTTGCAGATGAGCCTCTTACAATATTTGGCGATGACGGTAAGGCTCCAACTCTTCCAGCAAAAAATCCTGGAACCTTGTCTTGAATAATCTGGCTAATAAATCCTGAATACTTTTGTGTTTGCTTTACTGGAATAACTGACTCTCCAGGTGATAGCATTGCTGGAATTACATCCCCTGCTCCCTTTGGTCCTGGAACAGATGTTGTTCCTCCCGCAAACTTCTTTGGAAGTAGTAGTCCTCCTCTAGGCATAAACATTCCTGGATTGCTTGCTGCAAATGCTCCCATAGATGCATTAGCCTTAGTATAGACGCTAGTCAAAGATGCTAGGGCTGTTGCCTCTAGTGCATATGCTGAAGAGAGTTGTTGATGCTTAGAATAAAGAGCATTACTTATAGAAATGTTTTCTAGTTCTTCTTGTGATAAATATTGTGTCTTTAATGCTGCATCGGTTGATCCCGCTGCAAGTTGCTGATAGCCTTTACGAAGAACCTGAATTCCCTTAACTGAGTTTGCCACGGCATTTGCAAGTAAACCAAATGTCATTAAGAATATAGGTCCTAATCCACCAACTACAACAGTTATAATTCCAATAGCCTTTTTTATTCCTTCTGGAAGATTATTAAACTTGTCAGCCATTCTTCCAATAAATTCAATTACTGGAGTAAACACTTTAGCAAACAACTCTCCAACTGGAGCAATAGAAACCTTAAGTTTTTCTATAGATGCTGCCAACTTATTCATTGGTGAATCTGCTTGAGTCTTTAATTCTCGTTGGCTTAAAATTGCAAGTTCTTCTACTGATGCATTAGTAAGTTGAAGAACACGAGCAGCCTGAGTTCCTTCTCTTCCTAAGTTATTTAAAAGTGCAGAAATTCTAGCAAACTGATACTTACCAAAAACTTTTTCAATTACTCTTGAACGCTCAAGGTCAGTTAGTGGCTGTAGTGCCTGTGCAAATCCAGTTACTGTGTTTCTTAAGTTTCCAGCGTTTGCTTCAACAATTCCCTTAATATTAATTCCAACGGCTGCTGCTGCTTTTGATGCAGCATTACTTGGGTTAATTAAAGATGCAAGGCCTGATTTGAGTGCGTTGGCACCTTGCGCTGCAGAAATTCCACCTTCTTGCATTGCAGCCATGAAGTATGCTAAATCTTTTACATCACCACCAAGTTGTTGAATAACTGGTGCAACCTTTGGAATTGCCTCTGTTAAATCTTCAAGGGCTACAACTGTTTGGTTTTCTACTGCGTTAAGGAAGTCAATTGTTCCAGCCATATCTCCAGTGTCAATTTGGAAAGCATTCTTAAGTGCAATAGTTGTTTCTAATGCTTTTTCTTGTGTAACTCCACCAAGTACTGCAAGTTTATTTGTTTGTTCTACAAGTTGCTCTAATCCCTTGCCAGAAAAACCTGCTGCTGCAGCATCTGCAGCCATCTTAATTGTTTCAGAAACCTTAAGGCCATATTTTGTATATTCATCGCCTAATGCACGAATATTTTTTAAGGCAGCGTCCGTTGCTCCTTGATCTGTAAAAATATCTCCGTAAACCTTTTTAAATCTAATAGTTTGTGTTTCAATTTCTTTAAATACCTTTATTGCCTGAGCACCAAAAAGCATAAGTGGAATTGTAAAGCCAACCATAAGTTGACGACCTGCCCACTGTGTATTTTTACCAAAGTTTAAAAGTTTTGTAGATCCATCATCAATAAGTTTATTCATTATTTGCTGACGCTGGGTTGCCATCATTAACTGTGTGGTTAGGTTTTGCATGTTCAATGACTTTGGAGTGAACTTCATAGAGTTCATTGCACCCTGGGCATCACGTCCTAATTGAACATACTGTTGCTGTAGAGTCTTTACACGCTTATCTACAAGTTTTTCAATAGTGTCAAACTCACGACCAAACATCTTTCCAAATGTCTTGGTAGATGCTGCACCATATCTAAAATATTCTTTAAGTGATAGTCTTTGTCTATCTAGGTTTGTAGCAAACTGCTCAGAGGCAGTGCTCATTCTTGTCATTGATGCTGTCCACTGACCAGTGGCATTTACGTTGTGTAAAAGTGATTGTGCGTATTTTGCTTGCGCTGCTGCTGCAGTCTTTGTTCCAACGATTAAGGAACGGTTAAGGGCTGTTAGTTCCTTCTCAAGTAAACGCAGTTGCGCCATTGCTTGTGAAGTATCAATATTTATAAAAATATTGCTATTTGTATCTCCAGCCATTAACCGTTAGCCTTAAACCGTTATAGTTCTTCT